CGATGATTGGGACGACGATGACGCACCACTGCCAATTGGTTTGCTCTAGAAGATAAATAGTTGTATGGCAATTAATAAAGAACAAATTTCAGAAAAAATATTTACACTTTTAAAAGGCTTTGGGTTTGAAATACAAAGTTTTGATAAAGATGGTAAAATTAGTATTGATCCTTCACAGGCAACAAGATTTGTAGTTGAAGATCCTAATGTACTAGTTAGATTAGATTCTAATAATAACACTATAGTTTTGAATACTAGTGAAGATTTAGCAGAACATGATTTAAGAAAAATGTTAAAAGATTTAACACATGATTATTTAATGAAATTTGATTATAAAATATTTGATAAAAAAATAAAAGCAAAAGGTGAGCAAGTAGATATTGCAAGAAATTCGGAGATAGACATGGCAACAGTAGCGGAAGGATTTAGTCCAATGTCAGGAAGTAGTAAAACTAGTTACCAAGGACTGGACAATGTTAAACTCGTTGTTAAGCACAAAAAAGAAGTTAACGAAGAAGTTAGAGGTGCTAGAAGTAGAAACATACACAGTATGTTTATTAGACGAGGTGACGAACAATTTAAATTACCAGAAAACAATCTAGCAATGGCTAGAGCATTAACACGTCACGTACAAAAAGGCGGTGAAGTGTATGATGAAATTGGCACTAAGATTGTCGAAATGGCTTCCGACTATAAATCACTAGGGCAGTTTGTAAACTATGTAACTAGATCTAAACTAGTAAACGAAGATAACGCAGAATATGTAGAACTTGCAAAAGAAAATATTCAAAATATTAGAAACACATTTAAAAGATTATCAGGTGCAAAAACTTATGAATCTGCTGTTCAAACTTTATCACAGCCAGAAGAAGTTATCGAATTAGATGAAGATACAACAGATATCGAATCACTATTTACTGAAACGCATTTTGATGATAAAGTTGCTAATGTAATGGACAACTTAAAAACATTATCAATTAAAAGAAAAGCATTTGAAAGTTATCTAACAAAAGCAATAGCAAAAGAAACATTTAGTAATCTCAAAAATTTATTAAGCGAAAGCGACATCATGGACTTTGCTACACCTGGTGCTAAACTTGGATATCAAGTTAGCCAATTAGGTTATGCGGCAAAAGATCCTAAGTTAGGAAATTACTTACAAGGTATCAGTAGAAAACTCAACACTGGCGGAGGTTTAAGCCAATTTGAGTATGGTACTATTAAAAGTTGTCTTTTAGGAGCAAGAGAAAATGCAGTAGCACATACTTCGGCGCCTATGACACCAGAAGCTCAATATGAGAGTTTCTTAAACCAATTTGTAGACTAAACTGCAATAAAAATACTAAATAAGATTGTTAGAAAAAAGATTTAACTAAAAGGTTGACTTTTTTCTATCTTGGCATTAATATAATAAAACAGTTATGATTATCATAACAACATGGCTAACATGGCACATATAAGGAGAAAACATTATGGCATCATTAGCAGATATACGAGCAAAGCTCGCCGCAATGGAGAACAAAGGTTCTTCGAATTCACCAACCCAAAGCGATAACGCAATTTACCCTTTTTGGAACATTGACGAAGGCAGTAGCACTGTACTTAGGTTCCTTCCTGATGGTAATCCAAATGCAGATTTCTTTTGGGTAGAACGACAAATGATTCGTTTAACATTCCCTGGAGTAGTTGGAGGAGACAGCAAGCCTGTAACCGTACAAGTACCATGCATGGAAATGTATAACGAAACATGTCCAGTACTAACTGAGGTAAGACCTTGGTTTAAAGATCCAAGTCTCGAAGACATGGGTAGAAAATATTGGAAGAAGAGAAGTTACATTTTCCAAGGATTTGTAAATGAGAATCCTTTAAATGAAACTGCTCCTGAAAATCCTATCAGACGTTTTGTAATTGGACCTCAAATCTTTAATATTATTAAAAGTGCGTTGATGGACCCTGATATGGAAAACATTCCAACAGATTATGTAAATGGTACTGATTTCCGTTTAACTAAAACTTCAAAAGGTCAATACGCAGATTACTCTACAAGTAAATGGGCTAGAAAAGAAAGTGCATTAACTGAAGAGCAGTTAGCGGCTATTGATACACATGGTCTTTTTGACTTGAATGATTTCCTTCCTGCTAAACCAACAGCAGAAGGTGTACAAGCGATTGCAGAAATGTTTGAAGCAAGTGTTAACGGTGATCAATATGATCCAGCAAAATGGGCCAACTTTTATAAGCCCTATGGACTTGATACAGGATCTACTACACAATCAACAGTTGCACAGGCTCAACCTGCTCCAGCAGTATCACAGCCTGCAACAGAGAGTGTGGCTCCTGTAACAGAACCAGTTGCAGAAACAGTTGTAGAGACTCCTGCTCCAGCACCAGCGGCTGAACCAGTAGCGAGTGCTCCAGCAGAAGATAGCGGAAAGAAATCAGCAGATGACATTCTTGCAATGATTCGTAACAGACAATCTTAAGGAGTTACATCATGCAGAAACCATTTGACTTAACTAAGTTCCGTACTGGCATCACTAAATCTATTAGTGGTATCAGTGCAGGATTCCACGATCCACAGGATTGGATTAGCACAGGCAATTACACACTAAACTACTTAATTAGTAGCGACTTTAATAAAGGAATTCCATTAGGAAAGGTTAGTGTTTTTGCAGGTGAATCGGGTTCTGGTAAATCGTTTATATGTTCAGGTAATATTGTAAAGGCGGCACAAGATATGGGCTGTCAAGTTGTATTATTTGACTCAGAAAACGCTCTCGACGAAGAGTGGTTGCAGGCACTTGATGTTGACACATCACCTGAAAAACTATTAAAAATTGGTGTTTCTATGATCGATGATGTTGCAAAAGCAATTTCAGAATTTATGAAAGACTATAAAGCAAACTACAGCGATCTTCCTTATGAGGAAATGCCAAAGTTAGTGTTTGTTGTTGATAGTTTAGGTATGTTGTTAACACCAACAGATGTAGATCAATTCCAAAAAGGTGACATGAAAGGTGACATGGGTAGAAAGCCTAAGGCATTAACTGCCTTGGTTAGAAACACTGTTAACCAAATTGCACCGTTTCCGATTGCTCTTATTGCCACTAACCACACTTATGCATCACAAGATATGTTTGACCCAGATGATAAAATCTCAGGTGGTCAAGGCTTTATCTATGCATCTTCAATTGTTGTAGCAATGAAAAAACTAAAACTAAAAGAAGATGAAGATGGTAATAAAACATCTACAGTGCAAGGTATTAGAGCGGCATGTAAAGTGATGAAATCACGTTATGCAAAACCGTTTGAAGGTGTACAGATTAAAATTCCTTATGAGACAGGCATGGACCCATATAGTCGCCTATTGGAAATGCTTGAATCAAAAGGCATTGTTGAGAAAGTTGGTAACAAACTTTCATATGTATCACCTGTAACCGGTGAGGAAATAAAGGAGTTCAGAAAAGGCTGGACTGGTGAGAAACTTCAGATAATTATTGACGAATGGGGTCAGAATCCGATTGCTCAAAACGAGTTAATCGACGATCCTATTGCAGATGATTTTGAACCAGAACCAGAGGAGTATATTGATGAATCCTGAAGTAGAACTACTTTATGAAGCATGGGATAAAGTTAAAGCATATATCCCTAAAAAAGATAAGTTGCATGTTGCAGAAGAATTAGTTCGTGTATTTGAAAACACCGTTGGCCTCGATGAGGTTGAGGAAGAACTAAACTCTTTTGATAGTGTAATGAAAGCGGCAATAGTTAGTCATCTAGATATTGGCTTCGAAGAAGAAGAAGATGACGACGATTACGAATATTAGGAACATACATGAGTACTTGGTATAACAAAGTTGTAAGCGATTTAGGAAATATAGTTCCGGCTATCGAATATTTTGAAAAAGAACTTACCGAAGCCAGGTATGAATGTTCGATCAAGGGGTCACTGGAGAGATCCAGTGCCTCCCTTCCTGGTATTACAGAATACCGCTTTAACCAACTACAAGAAATAGAAGCAATACTAGAACACATCAATATTGAACTTCGCAAGGAACGTTCTAAAACATTTCGTAAGTATTTAGAAAGTTATAATAGACAATTAAGTAGTAGAGATGCAGAAAAATTTGTAGACAGTGAAGACAGTGTAATTACATTGACACATGTAGCAAATCAATTTGCGTTACTGCGAAATCAATTTTTAGGTATCATGAAAGGATTAGATACTAAGCAGTGGCAAATAGGTCACATCACAAGACTTAGAACTGCTGGTATGGAAGATGTTGTGATAGACTAATGAAACAATACAGATATGATTTAATTGATTGTTACGAAAAGACTTGGGATAATTTTGAGGATTTTACACAAACTTTAACCAAAGATCTTGTTTACGATTTACAAACCATATCTCCAGATCAAGTAAAAATACATTTTCAATATCCCGCCGAAAGCACTCTATTAGTAGTAAACGGTAAATGGTTTATGGATAGTATCCATGATTTTGCAAATAATCATAATATACCTTTACAAAATATTACATTTAGAGGCACAAATCCTAAACTTGTAGAAACATATAATTTTTGGCATAGACAGTTTCGATATACTGAAGATAAAATAAACTTAGAGTTAGATTGCTTTGGATTAAGATTATACAATAAAGGAATGTACAAAAATCATATTGGAGATAAAGTATTTCATCCTACTGCTCCTTTTGAACAAATCAGAGATAAAAAAATGAATTGTTTTAATGCAAATATATTACCACATAGGGTAATGTTTGTACAAGAACTTTTTGACCAAGGATGCCTAGATGTTAATAACAATATTATTAGTGTTCATCATTTTTTTAAAGACAAGCAGTTTACACCTGAATTAGAAAAATTACTACCTATACAATATGATTTGCATGGTG